ATCTAAATCTTTCTCTACCTTCTTTATCGTATCATCTAATTGCTGAAAGAATTTATCCATACCTGTCATTTCCTTAAACCCAAACATCTGTGCTGTATCTAAAATATGCTCTTTGACTTGTACAGCCTCTGGATCGTCTGATAATGATACACGAAAGAAAAATAACTTTTGCTTTTCTAAGAACAACTTTAACTTTTTAACATAATCTTTCTTTTCATCATCACTAAGTATTCTAGGATTTGACATAGTATGTGCTAGATCATCTTGTATCTCCGCAAGTTCTGCAAGTGCTGCCCTTACCTGTGCTGATCTAAAAAATTCAGTCATCAATTCTTCCTCTGTATTTGTTCAATTAAATGTTTTTTATATTGTAGCATACTAATATTTAGAAATGGAATATATTTCTTTATCTTTAAACTGACGGATTCCCACACTGGGTCAATCAGTTTATCATCGTGTTCTTTCACATAAGAAAAAATATTCTCATAGATAATCATCTCTTCGATTGATATATTGCTTGAGAGATGTTCTTTGAGTATTGGTGAGTGTCCTTTCTTACAAGAAAAAAACTCTTCGATATCATACTCTTGCACTATACGATCTGCGTTACTCTTAAATACCTCGAACAAATTATCCATTTGTTCTGACCACTTAGTGTATGTCTTCTCTCCACTATCAATAATCAATCCGATCCATACACCTTGGGGATCAAATGTCTGAGTGAAGTTTGCAAGAAAGAAGTTTTGTATCTCTTGTTCTGTTTTCTTTCTTGACATTCTTTCAAAGAAGTATCTGTCCTTTCTCTTATGAAAGGCCGCAGTGGATGCTCTGGAACGACCACGATACTTGAAGTAATCATACTTCTCTTTTGTAAAGTGGTTTTTAAATGCCAGATAAGTTTTGTATACTTCAATCGGGGTCAAATAATTATAAAGGTAATTTTGCTCTGGATGTTTTCTTCATGAAGTTTAATTGTTGTGCATCATATTTTAATTTCTCTTTCAAAGGCTTTGAAATTAATTTTGATACAGCATCCAATTCAATCTTGTGTTCCTCACAGAAAGTAATGATAGCATCAATATAGTTAAAGTTATTATCTTTAACTATTTTTTCTACCTCTTCTGCAAATCTTGATTGACAAAGGAACTTCTCCTTCATGATGTCATCAACTTTAGTTGTCATATTCTCTTGTTTTGTGATCGACAAATTTTTTAATGTACTTGGTAAGAAGTTTAATATACTCACCTTTGTCTCGCTTTTCGTAGACTTTGCATTCTCCATTTTCAGCTACCATAATAGTGATTAATTTTTTAACTGGAATACCAGTCATTTCAAAGTACATACATGCGTATGCTGTCTCTTGAACGTAGTAGTTCTCGATCCATTCTTCGGGTTTAATTTTGGTTGAAGTCTTAAAGTCTATTACTGCAAGTTCTCCATCATACTCTGCTATACAATCAACTCGGCCTGCAAGACCAAAGTAATCGCTATATAAAGATTTCTCTAAAGCATGTATGTTATCTATACGATCAAGAAGTTTCTTAGATTGTAAGAATAAGAACTTAGTAGAGGGAAGAACATTTTCCAATTTGTTAATGTCTTCATTCTTTAAGTAGTGTTCAACTAAATCATGATACTTGGTTCCTCTAAAAGTAGATTCCCTAGTTATCTTGTTTGCTTTTTCATCACCAACTTTTTTTCTCCATTCATAAAATATTTCACGATTGTAGAAACTTGTAACTGATGTGATAGAAGGATATAAATCCCCAGATGGAACTTTGTAAAAACGAGTTCCATCAATGCTTGTTGTTTGTAAATCAACTTCACCTTTTAAATAATCTAAGTGTTTAAACATTACATACCTAAAGCAATTTTTGTAAGGAGATAATTTCTGACAAGTCCAGAACGAACAATGTCATCAATATCGAATTCAATAGATTCAAAATCATTAGTCATTGATAGAATAACTTTTTTGAAATCTAAGATTCCGTTCCTTTCGTTGGTCTTTACAAGATCAGTTTGTGCAGCATCACCACAGAAAATGATCTTACAGTTTTCACCAACTCTTGTTATTATACTATCTAATTCATGAAAATTCAAGTTTTGCATTTCATCTACTAATATAATGCAATTATCCATTGTAGTTCCACGAATAAAAGAAGTAGACCAAAACCCAACTGTCTCTTGAGTTTTGAGTGCACCATAAAGCATCTCAAAGTCCTGATCAGAAGGCATCTCAAACATATACTTAACCATATTCTTATATGGAATCTGATATAAGAATGACTTGTCCTCGTGATCACCTGGTAAGAATCCAATCTCTCGTGTAGATACAAGAGAACGAACTACATATACTTTTTCATATGGTGTTAATTGATCTAATACATCTCGAAGAGCAAGATACAATGCTACAAATGTCTTACCTGTACCTGCTGCACCATAGGCAAAAATGTTTTTACCTTTTTCATATGCTTCAAAGAATTTTTCTTGATTCTTAGTCAATGGTTTAATGTCAACCATTGCATCAGTATTAATTGGTTTCTTTCTTTTTAGTTGTTTGGCACTCATGCTACCAATTCCCGAAGAGTTTCCGTTTCCGTTTCTTTTTTTAGCTGGCATTAGAATGAATAATCCCTATTTTTACGAACAGTTGCACCTGGTTGTTTAGATGCCCTATCTAATACTTCATTCCAACCACTAGATTTTGCTTCTCCTGTCCATCTAAATTCTCTTGATTGACTGGCACAACCTTCAGACCAATCTTTATCCCATTCTGGATTGTCTTTTCTCCATTGATCATAAGCAGCCATAGTCATGGAGAGTTCTTTCTTCTCTTTCGTCTCTTTATGTATTACTGGATATGTGGGCATAAGTTTTTTAAGTTTTGTAAAGTTATTTAGTCCCATTCAAGGGCTTCGGACACAGAGGGGAACTGTTCGGTAAACACCTTTCGGCATCCTTCTGCGATAACCATGTGTTCTTTTTGTGTTCCGTGTGCTGATCTTAGATTAATATAATGAATCCAAGAACGACAAGAACCTGTCATATAGATTTTTGTAGGAGTACAAAGTGGTAATACCATACGAGCACATTCTTTTGCCACTCCTTCTTCAATCATCTGATTATATAATGCTTGTGAAGAACTAAACAAAGTAATCATTTGACGATTTAATTTGTCAACAACCTTTGCATCTAAATCATCTATACTATTCTGACGATTCTTTGTGTCTTGCCTACGCAACTCTGGTAATTCAATCTCACCCAATTGATTACTCTTTGCATATCGTTGAGAAAATTCTTGGAACGTAAAACTACGATGCCTTAGAATTTGTGCTGCGATTGCACGAGTTGTTTCAATCTCAAGTGTCATTGATGATTGCTCAAACACAGACCAATGGTTATGTTTAATACAATACTTCAACAATCCTGCATAGTTTGGATTATCTTGATTGTCTGGATTAGACACTCTGGCAATATGTGCCATTGTTTTCTCTGCATCAGGTGTGATGCTTATTAGATTGACGGTCATGATTTAGCCGTCATCATCTTCGAATACTTCATCATAGTCCTGTATACCTCTTTTGATCTCTTCATATTTAGAGGGATCTAAGTAACTCGTAGCATCAGCATAAACTTCTGATTTGAGAGACTCAAGAACGTTTTCTAAATCGTGAATGATTGCTTTTAGTTTTGACTTCTCCATAATAGAGTTTAGTTTTATATATTATAGCATAAAAAAGAAGGGGATCAACCCCTTCGTTTTATTTTCCATACAGGAAATGAATTTCAGCATTTATGATTGTGAGAAAAATAGCAGATGCTGCTAAAATCTCAATAGTTGCAATCATTTAACACTTGTAAGTTCTTTCTTTTGACTTACACCACGGTAAGTTAGATCGACCTTGTTTGCTTGCTGTTCTTTATTCCTGTTGGTGTCGTATACAACACCTCTGTATGTGACTTTTGCCATTTGGTTTGCTCCTAAAGTAGTAGGGTTTTTAAATCCCGTTCCTTCAGTCGGCTTTTGCGTCCCTACAATCTAAACCATACTTTTCACCAAAATCATAATACAACTCAATAATTTCCTGCCTATCTTCTACACTAAGGTCAGGGTAGACTTTAGCACGATCAACAAGAGTGTTTATATCTGTACATGATACTGTTACTATTGTAGTAATAGCACTTGATGCAGCAATTAAAGTTTCAATCATAAGGATGAACGAACCCGTTCCGAGTCGGCTTACTTGCGTCCAATAATATAAGCGTCACAATCATCTGACACCTTAGTTCTTAAGTAATCTATAAGATACTCGTGAGCATCAGAGTTAAGATTCTTATCGCTAAGTATCTCAATTCTGTTTCGGTTCCATTCTGAACAAGACATTTCCCAATGGGAAGCATTATGCTAAGTAAGGAGTGATGCCAGTAGTGTGAATTCTATCATTTGGATGAACGTAAAGGTATGTTAGCATACCCACACTATTTAGCCAAGTTTTTTGTAATAAAAGTTACAGAAAACCCTACAGATCAAA